GGTTGCCGTTGTTTTAGATGAACACGACAACCCTGTGCGCAAAAAGCAAACAAAAACCTTTTCTTCAACACGCAACGTCCCTATACTCATCCCGGAGCTACGCGAGGCACTTATACAGCATAGATCTTTTGGCCCAATAATGACATGTCACGAAGTTACAGTCCGCAGATTTATAAACAAAACTTGCGCCGATCTTGGCTTTGATCGCGTTGGAATTCACGGCCTGCGGCATTCTTTTGCATCTTTAGCCTATCACTTAGGCATACCCGAAAAAATCGCAATGGAGATCGGCGGTTGGGGTGACGAGCAAACAATGCGAAGAATTTATACGCACGTTGCAGAATCTGACATCAGCCGATACAAAAACGAAATGCTTTCTTTTTATCAGAACGCATAAGCTTTGTAAGCATCATATCCAGCATTCAAATGCATCGTTAGTAATTTCATTAGCAATGAAAGTGCTAAAAAGTGCTAAAAAAGCGTAAATTCAAACGTTAACACACAGCAACAAAAAGAGCAGCAAACAATAAAAAACCCTTGAAAATACAGGTTTTTCCGTATCTTCAAGGGTTTTTGTAGTTGGCGGAGCGAGTGGGATTCGAACCCACACGCGTAATGCTATTTATATTGATATACAAAGGTTTTTTTATGGCATTAGTAATTTCATTAGCATATCAACAGTGTAAATTGTTATGCATGCATATGTTTATACTCATCCTGCCACAATTTTAAGTTGTGATTCTTTTTTGCATACCGCTCGTTCATGAACCCAACCATTTCGGCTGTGCCTGTGTGTAAATCAGGGTTTTTATTATGTTCGTCTGTTTTAACTTTTATTGCAATATCTCTAAGCATTGTCGCATGTTTAAGTTCATCCTGTGACATTTCATAGAAAGCGCGCGAAACATCCGGATGCATGTGCATGTGCTTAATAGAGTCCTTCAAATACTCTTCTGCGCCTTCGAGTTCTTCTTCCATCATTTCAAACAATTTCTTTATCATTTCCATGTTAATACTCCTTTATATACATATAGAGTTTTTCAACATCCTGCGCATTTAGCGTAAAAGCACCAACAGCCGGGATCTGAAGTGTCGCCGGGCTTTTGGCAGCCTGCTCAACAAAACCTGTGTACAGCGCATCAATATCTATCATGTTCTGATTATCAATTACATTAAGCATCTCGACCAGAGAATTATTTTTTAACTTATTAAAAAGTTCCTCATGCTTTGATATGCCAATACTCGCAGCCGCTCCAAACACCCATTTCTGCCACCCGGGAATTTTTGGCAGCATTTCATTATCAATGTATTTTTCAAGGCCTTTTACAACCTGTGTTAGCGTAACCATGTTTATCCTCCTTAAATTTGAGGGGCACTATTTTGTGCCCCTCTTCTTTTACTTGCAGCAGCCGCAGTTAGGCAGCGGATTATAAAGCGCCTGAGCTGTGCTAGTCGTGCCTGTAGTGACATCTGCCACCATCTTCGGATAGAACGTGGCGTTTGCATAGTTGACGATCGCATTGTCGCCGCAGCAGCGCTCATCACGTTCGCGAGATATTGCGGAGTAAAGCTCGTTTTTGGTGCTGATAATGTCACCGCGCACCATTTCAAACGCATCCGCTGTTTTCTGATTCTGTACCGCCTGGGCACACAGCGTATCCTTGACTCCTCTGAACTCACCATCAAAATATTTATACAGATCCAGCATCTTCTGATCAGTATAAATATTTGCGTCTCTCAGCTTAACCTCTGTATCGAGCTCTGCGATCTTAGCCTGCTGCATCGCTTCATAACGATTTACAAGCTTGTCCTCGCTGCAGTAACAGGCGTTGCCGCCTATTCCGCCCAGCACGTTACCAAGTCCGCCGGAAAGAATGCCCAGGCCGGTGCCAATGCCGCCAAGCGTTACACCAAGATTGCCTTTTCCATTGCTTGCATACTCTGCCATGGTAATACCCCCTAATATTTATTTGCAAGTCGACTTTACTTGCAAGTATATTTTTCCATAAAAAGAGACGGCCAACCTACCGATTAGCCGTCTCTTTTTTGCATATGCTTTTTTAAATTTTTGTCACTTTTTTGCGTGGAGGCATTGTTTTGGAATATCGCTGCGCGTCATCGTACTTGGTTTTTATACTTTTGATTTTTCTGTCAATCGCAGACAGTGACATTCCCAGCTTCAGCGACTGCTGCACTCTTGACCATCCGGCAAGACTTGCCTTTAATATTTTTTCTTCATCTTCGGTCAAAAACGCAATTTCTTTAAACTCTCTGAGGATCTCTCTGTTGAACATTACGCCCATTGTCATAACATCGCCTCACCTTTCCGGGTATATAACCTTTATTGGCTTTGCCCACCCACCAAAGGCAAAACTGATATTTAACCAAATTCTTTAATGCCACGGAGTTTTTCTCAACGTACTTTCAGCATAAAACAGTAAATGCAAAGAATCTTTTTGCGCCGTTGTTAATGGCATTTTGTTAATATACGCCCAAACGCTTGCTTGCTTTTTATCGCCGGTCAGATCCTGATAATAATCGTAGACTGATATAGTGTCGTAAAACGACACTCCACCTTTGACCGCGTTTGTAATTTTACCATACAATGTAACATTCCCAGTCTCAGTTTTTGTTTCGTCACCGGTAATTATTCCAAGCGCAACAAGCTTATCTTCATCGCTGAACGGAAGTCCCGCTATTGCCATATAACGTTGAGCGTTTGATACATTATCTTCACCGCTCTCAGGCTCCAACTCATCAAGCGCACTTACAAGTTCATATGCTTCGTTATCACTAAATCCCGCCTCAACAAAGCTATCGTATTTCTTTGCTTCCTGCGGCACCTGTGTGTAGTATTTGAAACAATCACGCATTGTGTCTTGCTGTTCAGCCGTCAGCACTTGCCCGTTTACCCAGCGAGAAAACTCCAAAGCTTTTTCGCCGGCAGTATCAAACTGTTCGTTTATCTCGGTATACGCGTTTTGCGTTTCCAGGAACACGTCAAAATCCATGCCAACACGTTTGAATGCCGCAATATCATCATCTCTGCTGCTGGCATAGCTGCCGTCTGCTTGTTTTGTTCCCAACATATACCGATAAACCAGTTCTTTTTCTCTATCACTCAATCGCGCCTCAATGATCGCCTGCCGTTTTGCGTTGGATCCTGCCGCGCCATTCACAGCAGCTGCATCTTTGATCTCCATCAGCAGACTTGTAACCTCCCCCATATCGGAGGCATCAGCAAGCTTATCCATCAGCTCCCGTTCTTTGTCAGAAGCCATCAATCCGTAATACACAATGCTTTTTCCTTCATCAGGAACATCAGAAACCCGCAGGATCCTGCGGCTTGCCTCACTCTCACTTTCGTTGTCAGATCCGACAGCGCTGCGCAGATCCTGCAGCAGCGCAAACGCTTCTTCACCGGGAACACCTGCATCAAGCATAGCGCGGTAAGCTGCTGTTTCTCTTGCGCCCAGACTTTTAAAACCGCTCTCAACCCATTCTCTGCCTGTAGGCAAAGAGGATTTTCCAAAAAGCATTGCGCCGGTCGCGTTAAGCACTCCCTGCCCAACAGTGTCACTGTAAACAGGATACTGCAGTATGTCTTCGCCTGCCGTGTTGACTGAATAACTGCCGCCCTCAATCACTGCTTTGAGGCCTTGGTAGATCTTTTTCAGCTGTCCGCCGCCAAAGGGGAGCGCCAGATAAGTCGCGGGGTTACCCAGTTCTTTCAACCCGGTGGCCAGACGTTTCTCTGCGCTCCAGTCGTCGTTCAAAAGTGATTTGCCGAGGTTTTCCCAGTCAGGCAGCGCGCTGCTGATAGGCACGCGGCCGCCGCCAAGGACACCTCCAATGAACGGAAGTTCTTCCGCCGCCGCTGTTGCTAACCCTTCCGCTGTTTCGTATGCGTTTTTCCGTTCTACCTCGAACGCGGGCATATTGCCGGTTGCAGCTCCTACGCCCAGCTCCACAAGGTTCGGCAGCTCGTATCCGGTGATATCGCCTACGGTGTCGTTCAGGATGCCCAGCGGGTCAAGCGCCGGTCTGCGTCCGATAACATACTCATAAATCTCGTTGTATAGGAAGGCTCCCAGCAGGAACTTCAGCAGTGCCGCTGCCAGCGCTTTCACGCCTTTGTCTCTTGCGTCGCGCGGCATGTCCTTGAACAGGTAGCCCAGCTGGTTATTTACCTCCAGTTGGAACTGGGTGAACACTTTCGTGACCGGGTTGCTTCGGTTGAACAGAGTCGGCGTGGAGCCCTTGCTGCGGTCCGCCATGACGCCGGCCACCCAGCTGTCCGCCTCGCTCATAGCCGCGTCCTCGCTCATTCCCTTCTGAATATTCTGGCGATATCTCGCACGCACCAGAGAATCCGCAGTGAACTGGTCGATGTATTCCATCGGAGAGGACATCTTTGCAGATGCCGCCTGCGCCCACGTCTTCACAATCGGGTCACTGCCTCTTCTGTTGGTCAAAAAGGTGCTCTTGTCCACGATGCCGTCGCTGGTCTTGTAGGCTTTCAGTGTGTCCCACATGCCACGCAGCAGCATGCCACGGTCAAGCAGCGCGCTCCCCTGTGTCAGCGGGATAAAGTTTGTTAGCCACGACGCCGGGTTAATTGCCACCATGTTGGCAGCTACGCGGCTTTCCAGCTTCTTCACCAGCTCGTACATCCTGCGCCCAAGCGCCTGCTCCATATTGCGGTCCGCACGGCTTTTCTTGTTGGCCAGCAAATTAGTGTATTCTTCCAGCTCCACAACAAAGTTGCTCAGCGCATATTTGCCGGTCTCATAGATCTTTTCAATGCGGTTCTGCTTGTCAGTCTCACTCAGCGTAGTGTCAGCCATTACAGCGTCCACCTGTTTGCGGATACCCTCATCGCCGGTGCGGTATCTGGTCTGCGTGGCCAGTGCCCGCAGCTTCTGGATATTGTCCGTCTGGTGCACCACATCCGCCACACCTTCGATGTACCGGTCAAAGCCCTCCACTGCGTCGTATGCCGTGTTGAAACCCAAACGCTCCTGCGCGTTTCCAAACCACTGGATACCAGGCTTGAAGGTGTGCGTCAGGCCGTTGATGGTGGTGGGCAGTGCGGATACATCCATGTCGATGCCCAGCGCCTTGCCGAACTGTCCGAGTATGCCGTCGTTGTCTCCCGGCTGAAAGTGCGGGAAGTAGCCGCTGCGGTAGTTCACCGGCTCGTAACCGTTTCGCACACGGGACTCATTCATCTGCTGGAACAGCTCGTCGTAAATGCTGCGGAACTCTTTTACCGCCGCTTCGATTTTCGCTTTGTCCAGCTTGGGGTTCTCGCTCCACAGTGCATTGACGATGCCCCGCCAGTCGGAAAGCGTCTTGCCGTCACGCATCTTCATTCTGCCTTTGCTCTGCTCCAGCATGCGGATACAGTCCTCCGCTTCGCCCAGCAGCTGCACTGCGTGGGCTTCGGATACGGTGTTCCCCTTGCCCACCTTGCGGGATAGGTTCAGTGCTCGCACCCGCTCGCGGTATCGGTTCTTCATGCGCGTCGCTTCTGCCTGGGCGTCATGTACGGGTTTGAAGTATTCGCCTATGATCCGCTCAGCCAGGTCTTTGTCTTTCACGATATCGCGGATATTCCGCTCCATAGTCTCGCGGGAGTAAAGGATACCAGCCTTCTTGTCCTTCCAGTCGTTTGCTGTCTCCAGCAGGCCGTCCGCAATCTCTCGCAGTTTGGCCTTCCGGCTCTGGTTCCACTCCCGAATGCTTTTTGTTAGGCGCTCGTACTCCTGCTTGGCCTCATACACAGCCGTGATGCCCTTGATATTATCCTTTGCTGGGTCAAGATGCTCCAGCTCGATTTCGCCCCGCAGCAGTCTGCCTACCTGAATCTCGTCATGCTGGGTCAGCAGGTTCTTCGCTGCGGCCTTTTCATAGGTTCTCCGGGCATCCTTCAGCTGGCCGTACATGGCAGCCACCTGCTCCTGCGTCAGCTCGCTCTCGGTCTCGGTCTGCTGTGCTCGCTCGTCGGCAAAGCGCTTCACCTGCCGCAGCTCGCCCAGCACATCGTTCACCGCTGCGTCAAAGTCGTTTTTCGCCCAGCGTTTAAACTCTCCGGCACTGTCTCCATAAGCTTCGTCAAGAGACTTTTCCGCGCGCTGTATGCTTTTTCCAACTTCAAGCATCCGAACGAGCTGGTCAGAAGGATGTGTAATATCCTCAGGGAACAGCTCCGGTGCTTTCTCCTGCAGTTTCATGTAGGCCACGTCCACCGGCAGGCCACCGTCATTCACGATACGCAGCGTGCCGAAGGCGCTCTTCCTGAAGTCGTTCCAGTCTGCGATGTTGCTCTTGTCCTGGTTGGATATCGTAACAGCCTGTGTGCGCAGAGCATCTTTAATGTCTTTATAAGCATCGTAGTATTCGCTGTCCACTTTGACGCCCTCGCTGTATGCCCGCTCAAAAAGGTTGTCGATGCTCTGCTGAGACACTGTGCCGGTCTGCAGGTACTCCGTAGAGAGGTCACGCACGATGTCCTGAAGGAACTCTCTCTGCGCATAGCGCGGCACGCTCAGCAGTGCGCTCACCTTATCCAGCAGATACCGCTCCGTCCGGCGCAGATACTGCTGTGCCTTTACCGGCAGCGCGGCCGCGATGTTTTCAGGCTCTTCGCTCACAGAATAGCGCCGCTTACTCTGCACCCGCTCTAATTCAAGTGCAAGCAGAGCCGCGGTATTGAGACCTCCGTCATATTCATATGCCTCCCAATTCTGGCGAAGATACTCATCAACGCTCAGCCCCTCGTTGTGAGCATTGCGCACGATCTGTCTTGCCTCTGTTTCTTCATACGTCGGAAGGTCAATTTGTTTCAGCCCCATTTCCGCATCGAGTGTATCTACATATCTGCGCAGCTCTGCATTTGTGGCTCCGGCATTCAGCATGCTGCGCAGATTATTCGCGATCTCCCGTCGGTCCACCGGCTCCGAGAAGCTGAACTGCTCTTTCACAGGCAGGATTTCGTTCTTTACGATTTGCTCATCCCTGAAGGCAATATAGGATTCTCCGTCTCCTTCAAATCCATTTGGATACACGATGCCGT